AAAGAGTACGTATATCCTGACTGCAAACCACTGCACGACTGATGAAGCAGCACCTGACTCCAAGCGTGGTTATGTCGTCATCGACAACAAGGAACGTGGTAAGTTGATCGATACAAGTCAGCTTGTCTATGACATGGTAATCCGTGACACAGGACATGACCTTGCAATTCTGAAAATTCGTAAGGAAGGTCTGTTCCTACCGGCAGCTAAGATTGCCACACAGGACCCACGAGAGGGTGAAGACGTCTGGACTATCGGTTACCCACTAGGACTGACGAAGACCGTCACACAAGGCCATATGGGCGATTATGAGACGATCAATAACGACATGGGTTTCGATCAGTTCGGTGACGATGGTCGTACGATGTATCGTGCTACGCCTGCCATTTACGGAGGCAACTCTGGCGGTGGATTCTTCATGAAGCGTAATGGTGAGTATCTCCTTGTCGGTATTGCTGATGCAGGTTTCCGGTCATTCTTTGTCGCTGGTTACTATGTGACTCAGAAGGATATCAATGAGCTTGTTTCTCGGGCCTTCAAGGATTATGATCCGAACAAGATCGAACAGAAGAAGTTGAATGACTGATATCTGGTTTGGTATAGTCGTTGGTGGCTTAATAGGATTTCCTATTGGAGTCCTTGTTGGAACCTTTACTGAAAGATATCTCAATGACTGAGGACCAAGACGACGACAAGACATCTGCTGAACAGTACTTTCACTACGGTATTTATTGTGGTATTGGATTGGGAGTACTGACAGCAGGTTTTCTCTACTTGATAAACATATTGGAGCAGTCCATTAAGTGACAACAAAATTTAAGGAAACGGGTTTGCCGTGTCCTTGTGGAGTCTCCAGCGACGCGTATTGTATCGATCACGAAGGTGGAGACTTCTGCTTTTCATGTAGCAAAAGCCCGAGTAAAAAATTTTCAAAAGAGAAATACATAGATTTGGACATTTCTGAAAACGATATTGTTACAGCCGAGTATGTCCCTCATCGTGGACTATCTCAGAAGACACTAGAATTCTTTGACGTCAAGACGAAACTTGTAAATGGTATACCACTTGAATGGGGATTTCCCTACCCAAATGGTGCTTACAAGATCAAACGAGTCAACCCGAAATCAAGGAGCGACAAGTATGTCTGGAAGGGTGAAGCGAACACAGCGGGTCTTTTCGGAGCAGACCGTTTCCCAGCAGGTTCGAGAGAATCGATCACGATTACAGAGGGAGAACATGACGCCCTCGCGATCAGAGAAGCCGTCGGAGACAAGACTGCCGCAACTTCAGTTCAATCAAGTTCTACAGCGCTACGAGATTGTGATCTAAATCGTGCGTATATCAACTCATTCGACAAGATTATACTGGCTTTCGACAACGATGAAGCGGGGAAAAGTGCCCTCAAGAAAGTTGTCTCATCGGGATTGTTTGATTTTAATAAAGTCTATTATATCCCCTTCGACCGTCACAAGGATGCGAATGAGTACCTCGTGGCAAAGGAACGAGATGAACTTCTCAAGGTCTGGAAAGCTTGTAAGAAGTACACACCAGACAATATTATCTCGACTTTCAACGAGATTTCCGAAGCTCTTAAGGAAAACAGGGAAGATGAGATTGGTACGTATCCGACGGACCGACTCAACGACATGCTCTATGGCTTTTATCGAGGACAGGTGGTGCTTGTCAAAGGGCTTGAGGGTATAGGCAAGACTGAGATATTCCGACTGATGGAGTTCCATCTTCTAAAGACGACAGATTGTAAACTCGGTCTGATCCATATGGAAGAGGATAAGGCCACAACGATCAAGGGGGTAGCGACCTATGAATTGGGCGTTCCCTGTAACCTCCCAGACACTGGCGTTTCTGAAGAAGATGTATTACGAGGATATCGTGATGCCGTCAAAGGTCGAGAGGATCGTGTCTACATTTACACTATGTTTGGTGGCGATGATCCTGACGATGTCCTCGATAGCATTAGATTTCTTGTGGCTTCTGGTGGTGTCGATATTGTTTTTCTGGACCATATTACGATGCTTGTATCAGGTGTCGAAGAAGGTGATGAACGTCGCAAGCTCGACTATATCTCGACTAAGCTGAAGAAGATGGCCAAAGAGTTAAAATTCTGTCTCGTCATGATTACTCATGTCAATGATGATGGACAGACGAGAGGTTCCAGAATGATTTCCAAGATCGCTGACACGATGATTAATCTTAATCGTGACCTTACCGCTGACGATGAAAATGATAGGAACACGCTTTGGATGACAATCGAGAAGAACCGATTTACTGGCAGGACTGGTAAGGCAGGTGGATTGTTCTTCAATACGAATACGTTCAAGCTAGAGGAAAGTCATAGTGAACAACTTTGAACCATTACAGGAACCGTGGCTAGAAGAGTTCCATATCAACAAATACGTCAAGAAGACAGATCATCGTGAATTCAATCGTCCTAATCGATCAGCGACAGAGAATGCTGGGTTTCGTCGATTGATAGAAAAAGAACGTCGACGTGCGTTTAAAGATGAAATTCGTGTTGACAAAACTCAGATTATATCGAAAGTATAAGTATAGGATAAAGAAATGATTGTTACAGATGATTATTGCCAGTCGGCAGCCACAGATATAATGAACATTGTAGAAAATTTTGGTCTTACTATAGAAGACGATCTGTGGATTGAAGTCTACGATAAGATTTTTGATCTCCTTATAGATAAGTTTGAAAGCAATGGTTATGTCAATCATAACTAAAGGGTCGACATGGACTTTCCCGGAATTGTATGTGACTTGGAGGCGGATGGGTTAAATCCCACGAAACTATATGTCCTGTGCGCGACTAACTCAGTCAGTGGTGAACCAAGTGCTGCGATTGACTACGAAGATATGCGAAAGATCAAGAATGTCGATATCATCGTGTGTCACAACTGTATTCGCTTCGATAAGCCAGCGATGGAACGAATTCTGGATGTTGAGTTCCCCAAGGATACTCTCTTCGTTGATACCTTGGCTTTGTCTTGGTATCTCTATCCTCTTCGTACTAAGCATGGTCTTGCAGAATGGGGCGAAGAATTTGGTATTCCCAAGCCAGTAATCGATGATTGGTTCAATCTCTCAATAGAGGAATATACACATCGATGCAAGGAAGACGTAAAGATCAACGCCCTGCTGTGGAAAAAACAGTGGGACTATTTACTAAAACTCTATGGTACGCCGGATGCGGCTATGAGTTTCCTCCGATATCTACAGTTCAAGATGGATTGTGCAGCCCTTCAGGAAAAGTCGGGATGGAAGCTGGATCAAGAGAAGTGCAAAGCGAGCATCGAGAAGCTCGAACAGATGCAGTCGGAGAAGATCGATGAACTTGGCAGAGTCCTCCCTAAAGTACCGATTATCGGAGTTGTCAAACGACCTAAGGTGTACATCAAACGAGATGGCAAACTTAGCAGCGCTGCAGTCCGTTGGGAACAGCTACTTAAGTCACGAGGACTTCTTGAAAGCAATCCAGAAAAGATTGACATCATCAAAGGATACAATGAGCCAAATCCAAACAGTCATGGACAAATTAAAGACTGGCTCTTCAGCCTAGGATGGGAACCTGATGTTTTCAAGACTAATGACAAAGGTGTTGAAGTCCCTCAAATCAATAAGCTCAAACAGGACGGTGGTGGACCGAGTGAGAGTATCAAGAGACTCGGAGAGCTACACCCTGAAATACTTCCTGTTATTGGTCTTGGCATTTTACAGCATCGTCTTGGTATCCTTAATGGGTTTATTCGTGATGTTGACTCTGATGGTTACTTACGTGCTCGCATAGCAGGACTGACTAACACTCTGAGGTTTAAACATGCCGAACTCGTCAATCTGCCTAAAATCGATGCTCCTTTTGGTATCGATATTCGTGGTTGTCTGTCTGCTCCTGATGGCTTTGAGCTTTGTGGATCAGACATGTCAAGTCTCGAAGACCGGACCAAACAACACTATATGTGGAAGTACGATCCAGACTACGTTCGGGAAATGATGACACCAGACTTCGATCCTCATCTTGATATTGCGGTAATTGCAAATCTTATGACGAAGGTCGATGCAGACTGGTATAAGAAATTCAAACCAGCGATTGCTAGCCACGATGAGCACACACGTTACAAACTTCTTAAAACGATCCGAGGAATTGCAAAGAATACAAACTACGCCTGTGTCTACGGAGCTGGAGCACCGAAGATTGCTAAGACGGCAGGCATACCTGTTGCAGAAGCAATTCCGATCCATGCCGCATATTGGCAGCGAAATTGGAGTGTCAAGGCGGTCGCTAACGACACGAAGACAAAGACTGTCAATCAACAGGAGTGGTTATACAATCCAGTCTCTAAGTTCTGGTATTCCCTTCGTAACAAGAAAGACAAATTTTCAACACTTAACCAAGGTACAGGAGTCTTTTGTTTCGATACTTGGATTGCTTTTATTCTGTCGAAAAGACGAGAACTCACGGGACAGTTTCATGACGAAGGTGTTTGGACGATTCGCAAAGGATTTAGAGATGAAATGACAAGTCTATGTAAATGGGCTGTCAAGAAGACAAATGAAGTTCTCGGATTGAATAGAGAACTTGATTGTGATGTCCAGTTTGGAGATTTTTATAGTGACATTCACTGAGTTTGTTACCCTGCCTAAGGGTTGTAAAAATCGTATGTACTATGTTATTACGATGCCATTAAATGAGTATGGTCAGGGTCCAGTGGAGGGGTCTGAAGTTGATAAAATTACTTACGAAGTCTGGGACTGGTTCTTTGAGACTTCTGAAAGTTTTGAATTTCTTCCTGATGCAATAGATCGTGCAGAAGAACTTAATCTAATTTGGATGAAAGAAAATGACATTCATTGACCTAGAACCAATTTCGGGAACGATTGTAGCGAACCAGATTGTTCGTATGCGTTCTACGACAGTTGGAAATTACCATACAGTCATCACCTTGGTAAACAATCAAGATATTTTTACAGAGAAGACAATCGACGAATTGAAGGTTCTAATTAATGGCTAATCGTAATATCGTACTATCTGGTGTCGCATATTGGGCACGTCCTCATGAAGGACAGGAAGATGAATACGAAGATAAGAAGTTCTACAAGATCACTCTCGTTCCTGATGATGAGTCGTGGGCTAAGTTTGCTAGGACTGGTCTGAAGCTCAAGAAGAAGCCTGTAAACAAGGATGACGATGCACCTGAAGGTCTGACGTTCAAGCGTGACCTCGAAGGTAAGGAAATCGAAGACAAGAAGACAGGTAAGATCAAGGTCCTTGGTGGTGGTCCAATCCCTGTAGTAGATGCAGATGGTCAGACATTGACTTGTGAGATTGGTAACGGTTCTCTTGTCGATATCCTCGTAAACGTCTACGATGGTGAATATAAGAAGCGTCGTTACGTAGGTCACAGGACTGAAAAGATTCGAGTCAATAAGCTCGTCAAATACGATCCGTTTGCAGAAGATGATTTGTCTGACTTCGGAACTGGTTCGAAGGTCGAAGAAGAAGACGAAGAAGAAGTTCCGGTAAAGAAGACAACCAAGAAAAGTGATCTACCATTCTGAAAACAATTGACACACTAATCCCAGATATCCAGGAGACCCTCGTAAAGGGGGTTTCTAGCGTCACTGAAGAGCTTCTCGATAAGTACGCTGCATCCTTCAAGGAACTCCTAAGAACGCGCCTAGCGGCTTCTGAGAGGCAAAGAGAGGCTACTCTACGAATGTCGAACATCGGTAAGCCGTGTGAACGACAATTGTGGTATGACGTAAACATGAAGAGTGAGGCTGAACCACTCCCTGCTGAAGCTTATTTGAAGTTCCTGTATGGAGATATCGCAGAGCTTCTTCTTCTTTATCTAGTCGAGGTATCAGGACACGATGTACAGGGTACACAAGACACACAAGAAATCGAAGGTGTCCAAGGCCACCGTGACGCAGTTATTGATGGCACAATCGTGGATGTCAAGTCAGCATCAAGCTATTCATTTAAAAAGTTCAGTGAAGGACGCTTGGCAGAAGATGATGCATTTGGGTACGTCGATCAGCTTCAATCGTATTTATACAGTGGGCAGACCGATGATAAAGTCAAGGACAAAAATCGTGCCGCCTTCTTGGTACTTGACAAAGTCTTAGGACATATCTGTCTTGACATCCATGAAAAGAAAGACATTCCGTACGATGCGATTTACAGACACAAAAAAGAAATGGTATCGAGCGAGTCTCCACCAGAACGTGGATTTGATCCCATCCCGGAAGGACAGTCTGGTAACAGGAAGCTCGGCGTTAACTGCTCTTATTGTGATTTTAAGCATAAGTGTTACCCTAATCTTAGAACGTTTCTTTATTCAACTGGTCCAGTATTTTTAACAGAGGTACAACGTGAACCAAAAGTCCCAGAAGTCAAATAATTTAAGTGATAAGCTAGATGCCCTCTATAAAGAACTCTTCGAAGCTCAGTTCATCCGAGAAGATCAGTACGCAGAACAAGACATCATCAATCGTATCCGACGACTTGAAGCAGAAGAAGGAAACGGCCAGATGGAAGCGTATCGAGAAAGTGTACGGGCTGACACGGAGTCAGTATAATGAACTTGATGACGGAAGCTGCCCGGTATGCTTACGGAATTGGTCTGACAGCGTCAGGCCTGTTATTGATCACGATCATCATACGGGCTTTGTTCGGGGACTACTCTGTAGATACTGTAATCATAGGGTTGTTGGCAGGAACCGTGATGCTTCAAAGCTTCAACGCGTTGTTGACTACCTCCTCAGATCAGTAAAGTATAAAGTCCCTCCAAAAGTAAAGAAGAAAAAGATTGTCAAAAACATTTCTAATCGTACCTGACCAACACGCCCATCCTGAACATGATAACACAAGGGCTGACTACCTCGCTAAGCTCACAATTGATCTACGCCCTGATGTGGTTATCAATCTCGGTGATGCTGCCGATATGGATAGTCTTTCTTCTTATGATAAGGGAAAGCGATCTGCAATCGGTAAGAACTATAAGTCTGATCTGTACTCGCATCTTGAATTCCAAGATCGTTGGTGGGGACCGGTAAAAGCGACCAAAAAGAAAATGCCATACAGAGTAGTTCTCGAAGGCAATCACGAACATCGTATTGAACGAGCACTAGACATGTCTCCAGAATACGAAGGTGCGATTGGCTTTAAGGATTATCAATTTGATGAGTTTTACCATACTGTCGTTCGTTATGATGGTGATCTTCCGGGTATCTTCGAACTCGAAGGCATTCTGTTTGCTCATTATTTCCCTGCTGGCGTTTCAGGGCGTCCTATTGGCGGTGTAAGCCCTGCTCGTGCTATGGGTCAGAAGAATAAGACTTCTTGTATCCAAGGTCATATACATACGTTTGACTTCTTTTCTGAACGTAACATCGGTGGCAATGTACTGAACTGTCTGGTTGCAGGATGTTTTCAAGACTACGTGAATGGATGGGCAGGATCAATCGGGAAGTTTTGGAGACCCGGTGTCGCGATTCTAAGGAATGTAGAAGCTGGAAACTATGACCTACAATGGGTCAGTCTTGAAAGTCTAAAGGATATTTATAGTGATGCTACCGTCTCGTGAAAGACGGAGGATGGAACAGGCAGTTAAACTTCTACTTGAATACCAGTCAATGGAAGAATTTTTGGAATACTTCGATATTCCTGCTGAGGAAGCAATCCTCCAATTATATGAAGCTGGACAACTTGATCCAGACAAATTTGAAGAAGTAATTTCAGATGAATGATTTTATCGCATATGTTGAAAAGAAAACAATTTCAAAACTCTTTACTTCTTGGTTCCGTCATACAGGATTTATTCATCCAAGTATGAAGCTCGATATCAAAGAAGTTTCAGATACAGAAAAGGGAGATCACTTCAGGGTTACTGGTGAACTCCTAGATGACGAGGACTACAGTGTCGGAGCGTGACTATAAAAAAGAGTATGAGCGAGACCAAAAGCACCGAAAGAAGTACCGAGCATCTCTTCGCAAGGAAAGGGTTAAGAGGGGACTCACCAGTTCCGATGGAACTGCAAACGGGAATGGTGACAAAGATATTGCCCACAAGAAGTTTGCAAAGGGCAAGCCCGGTGGAGCAGTCTTCGTCCAAGGTGATAGTGCCAATAAGCGGAACCAACCGAAGCGCAAATGAAGAATAACTTCCAACACAACACCAAGAACTTCGATCATATCTTGAAGAGGCTGCATTATGAAATCGGTCTCTTAAAGGAATGGTTCTCTAAGGATTTTCCAGAGTCTCGGATCGAAGTTCTCGTCGATGCAAATAATATTCTCATGACTATGACGATCACCGTCAAAGCCCTGATGGGTAAAGAGATGGCTGGTAATCGTGGTCACTTTCAGAATAAGATCGTACTAAAGGAGAGTGAAGTCTTTGACAAAGGATTCATGGACCAATTTCTTGATGCTTTTGGGTGGGCATATAGAACCGAAATATCTAGAGCTATCAACGCCCACTACAATCAAGAAAAAGAACGTGAACAAGCCGGAGTCGCTTTATCTGATCGGCTCTCTTAGGAACGAGAATGTTACGGCCTTGGCATCTCGTCTACGTCTTCTGGGGATTGATGTCTTTGATGACTGGATGTCCGCTGGACCCGAAGCTGATGACTTTTGGAAGAAGTATGAACAAGATCGTAAACACAGTTACCAAGAAGCTCTCCAAGGTCATGCGGCTCGTCATGTTTTCGAGTTTGATAAATATCACCTTGACCGTTGTGACGCTGCGCTTCTGGTTCTACCTGCGGGAAAGTCTGGGCATCTGGAGCTTGGTTATGTTGCTGGCTCTGGTAAACCTACTTACATACTACTTGATGAAGCTGATGTACGATGGGACGTGATGTACCAATTCGCTGATAAAATCTTTTTGAACGAAGGAGAGATGATTGAGTACTTCAAGTGAGTTGAAGACGAACACTTCACAGAAACCGACTGAAGGTCTTAAGTTTGATTCGGAAAAGACTCGTCTAGAACTCCTTCCTCCTGAACTTCTTTTTGCAGTCGGAGATATTCTTACATTCGGTGCAAAGAAGTACGCAGATAGGAATTGGGAACTCGGTATGAGTTGGTCTCGTGTATTCGGTGCACTTAATCGACATCTATGGGCATGGTGGGGAAGCAAACTTCCGACAACCAAATCATTCCTATTTGGTGAACTCGATATGGAAACTGGTCGTTCTCATCTTTGGCATGCAGGTTGTTGCCTCGCATTTCTTATTGCATATGAAGAACGTAAAGTCGGAAAGGACGATAGAGCATAATGAAGATCGCACTTGATTACGATAAGACATATGACCAAGACCCAGACTTCTGGGAAGATTTTATATTTCTTGCCGATACTTATGGTCATGATGTCCGTATCGTTACTGCTCGTAATGTAGAACTCGATAACATCGATGATAAAGTTCCAGAAGATGTAGTCATCATGTACTGTGATGGTGTAGCCAAAAAGTGGTGGTGCCAGCATCGTGGAGATTTCTGGGAACCTGATGTCTGGATTGATGACAAGCCTGAAGGCATTCTTCAGAATGGTCCGTTGACAGAAGAACAAATTGCAGACTGGCGAAAGAATCGTGAATAACAAAAAGCCCGCTTAAGGAACCTCGATTGGGGAACCTTAAGCGGGCTTTATTTTTATCGAGCTACTTGACCTTGACCTGCGTCCTTGCCGAGTGCTTGTTCAGTCTTCTGCATATTCTCCCTAAAGCCACCGATATTACCTGCGAGGGCATTGTCAATAACCTTGGCAGCCCAACCGGGTAGGCTATCCTTCGAGAATGAAGGACCCCATGCACGCTGTTTACCTTGATCGATATGGATCGAGTTCGGGTAGACACCGATACCAGTAAAGCCTTGAGAGATGGCATTCTGGATTACAGCTTCCTTTTCAGATTGAGATAGATGTGATACATCCAAGTCTACTGCGTCACCTTCCATATGCTGAGAATGTTTGGCACCACCAGCCTTGGCGTTCCTTTCTGGATCGCGATAGCCTGAGATGACGGGAACGTCTTTGCCGAGAATATCTCGAAGACCTGCTTGGAGACCAGATACAGCTACCTGCATACCCTTCGTCAGACCAGAAATGTCTGGATCGTAACCACGAGTATTCGCAGTCTTGATACCAGCTTGATCAGAGCCTTCTCCACCACGAGCAGATATACCGTCAAATCGACCGATACCTGCGTTTCGTGCACCCATCCAAGAAGACCAACCATTCTCCTTAGCGTAGTTCAGACCAAACTCGATCTGCTGACGCCAAGTACTAGGATCACTAGCATCTAGTCCAGTAGCCTTGGTGAACTCATCACCGAGACCGGGATTAGGATACTGTTGACTTTTCCCACCATAATGGAGCTGCATAGGACCAAAGCTTGATTTATCATCACCACCTAGATCAGGACGTCTGGGATCGAATGCATCAAGTCCCTCAGACCTCATGACACGAACTGCGACATCAGGATCGATACCGAGATCACCAGCAGTCTTGCGGGCAAATGCTTCGACATCGTCACGAGTACCCGGAGTCATATCGGAAGACTTTACCCAATTCTTACCAGCGTCTAGTGGTACGTTATACTGAACCTGTTCACCTTCTGGGCCTACAGGCTCATCAAGCGGTACTTCTTTATAAGTTCCCTCAGGAGCGTTACCAGTCGACTTAGCATTCGATGCAGCGATAGCATCACCAACCCAAGTCAAAAAGCCTCGCTGAGAACCTGACTGACCAAGAGAGCCGATCAATTCCTGTACAGTCTGGGCTTCATTCTGACCTGCTCCCTCAATGATAGGAGACATGACAGACAATGCCTGGTTCAACGAAGATGCTGCCTTCTGGGTCTGTTGGAGAGCAATCCTAGACGGATTAGATGCACCGGGACGTTGATCGGTATTCTGGTTATTAATCGCATTCTGATCAGCTTCGATGACGACCTTATTCCTTGCCTCATCATAGTAAGCACGGAAGAACTTGTTGTAATCGACATTCGAAGATACAGTATTCTGAGCAGTCCTGATTTCAGGAATAGACCTGAACTTATCGACAGCGTAATCGTAGTACTGATTAATCAATTTCTGATCACCAGTCTTAAGAACTTGATCGGTAATCTTAGGATCAAATATCTTCGTATACAGTTTGAGATACTGAGACTGACCTGAATCAGGCTGATCACCAGTCACCTGCTTAAAGATATCCTTGTCGTTGTTATAGTTGTTCTGGACGAAAGTAGATACCTGCTGAGGTTCGACCTTACCATTCCTGATAGCATCAAGAGAAGAGTTTACTACAGAAGAGACGATCTGATTCTTCTGAGGACCACTCATGTTCTTGGAGTTAATGACACGACCATTGACATCAGACAACGTATCGTCACCAGTAATGACAGAACCGACTTGGTCACCAATAGCGGTAGCCTTGACGAAGTTCTTGACACCACCCATGTTGTCAATGACCTGCTGCATGATGTACTGACCGACTTCAGGAGCTACCTTAGAGATACCTACAGCAGTCGCAGTCATAGGACTCTGCTTGTAAAGATCAGCAAGACCCTGAGTCTGCATAGCTTCATTCTGAGCAGCAAGACGTGCAGCACCTTGGTAGTTCTTATTAGCCAACATCTCCTTGACATCAAGGATCGGCTTCATAGCAGCATCTACCATCTGCTGTTTATCCTGTGGTGAGACAGAAGACAACTCAGGACGGTTAGCTTCATTCATAAGCTGAGAACGGACAGCGAAAGAATAGTTATCGAACTGACCATTCAATGTGGCGATCTGATCGTTAGACAATCCCTGTCCTTGACCAGCCTTAGATAGTGTGTCGACAAAGCTCGGTAGAGTAATACCGGAAGCCTTTGATGCACCAGACAGGAAGGATTGAGAGACCTGAGATAGACGACCACCAAGGTTTTGTTTAAGGACTTCTTGGTTATTCGTATTCGACTTAAGCTGATACTCCCAAGACTGTTCATCACCTTTGATCTTAGCGACACCAGCCTGAATCTGGTTCTCTTGTCCGGTATACTTATCAGGATTGGTAAAGTAGTCAGGGAATGCCATCTGGATATAACCAGCATTCTGTTTCTTGTACTCATCCCACTTATTAGCAGATGACTGCATGACCTGAGCATCAGCCTGAATCTTCTGCTGAAGAGCCTGACGATAAGCATTGGCTGGTTGGACACCAGTTACCTGCTGGACGATCTGGTCTACATCTTTCTCATAACCCGGATAACGAGCACGGAGAGACTTGAGCTGAGAATTCAGTTGCTGATAGTAGAACTCATTAGTAATCTTACCTTGATCACGAGCCATAGCAAGAGTCTGGAGACTCTGACCAGCAGAGGTAATAGCTCCTGGAGTCTGACTTGACTGAGTCCCTGCCGTACCATTCATACGAGCCGATGAAGCTGCTGATGCATCCTCAAGGACAGACGTCGTGCCTTCGTTCAGATTATTCAGACCATAACGAGCCTGATCTTCAATACGGTTCTTAATGTAGTTATCGGCAGTACCGACACCAGCAGAAATCGTATCTCCGATACCAGAGAACAGGGAACCGAGGGAAGTATCTCCAGACTTCCCCCTTGATGTACGAGTCTGGTCATTCGTTCCAGTGTCTTGGATTTGCGGATTGAACTCGGCCATTTAGTTTCCTTCGTGAGCAGCAGAGATTGCGTTTCTCTTAGCTATACGTTTGTTGATAGTATCAGTAGCCTGTTGAGTAAGAGGCTTTGTAGACAATGCCCTAGAGCCTGCCTGTAGCATATCAGTCATACTCATATTGTTTTCACGAGCCAATTGCTTACTCTTAGAGAAGTAGTATTCAGCAGAGTCTTCATCACCTTGGTTGATAGCATCCATACCCTTAGATACAAGAAGAGAATAATTCTTCTGGACTTCTTGTGTCGACTCTTTGTTGTTCTTCATGACAGCCAGCTTAGAATAAGCATCCGAGACAGATTGCAGTTGAGCACCAGAGAAGAACGAAGCAACCGCTTCAGCAGTCGTAGGATTAGCAAGTAATGTACCATCCTTAGACAGATAGCGATGGGTATTGATAGCTTCCCACATCTTGTCAAAGCTCTTGACCGAACCGATAGTCTGGAACGGAGCAAGAGAGTCTTGGACTAGAACAGGCCATGTAGTAGGATTATCCTTATTAAAGATATCCATGACTCCTTGAGCGAATGTAGCAACACTAGACAGAGTATCACCCAAAGTAGTATTGGATGCACCAAGGACTAGCTGTTGCCATGTCAAGTCACTATTAAAGAGCTGACGTATTTGTTCGACACCATTAGGACCATACGAGTTACCGAAGTCAAGTCGTGCACCAGTCATCGCATTAAAGATAACAGGCATGACACCGTTGACCGCATTATCGAGAGCCGTATTATTCTGGACATCGACACCGTGGTCAGCCAGAAGTTCATGGACCCAAGACTTAGCAGGGAACAGAGTAGCACCACCAATAGCAGCAGGAGCGCCATACATGACAGACATCATCGTCATGACACGAGCTTTCTCTCCAGCAGTCAGTTTACGACCAGACTTGAAGATACCACCATCCCAGAGCTGTTCAAAGAACCTAGCTTGATAGCCCATGAACTGAGTAGCAAGACTAAGACCTTTAGTAGTCTGCCATTGGGCAAACGAATCTCTCGTCATATTACCAGTCAAGTCCTTAGCCCTCTGAAGGATACGGGACTCATCGAAACGAGTCAGTTCCTTGTTCGGATTAAGAGTACGCCATTCCTGCCAAGCAGTAGGATAAGCAATATCACGACTGATCTGTTCACCCATATTGAAAGGAGTATTACCAAACTCGACTGCCTTACCAAGCATACCATTCGATAGTGAACGAGGACGGAAGTCATCGAAATAGCTTCTAGAAGACACAGTCGAGAAACCAGTCCTCTTATAGCTATCAATCATCTTCAGATAGTCTTCATGATCCCAACCGTGGATACCATCGAATTTCTTCAGGAGTCCACGAAGGACGACTTCGTTATCAGTCCAGTTAGCAAGGTTCGTAATAAAGGCACCACGAAGGGCTTTCAGTCCTGCTACAGGAGAAGCTGCCAGAATGACAACTGCCTGTGATGCCTGAGTAAACAGACTCTTAGGATTAAGCATCCCAAGGTTCTTTACAAACGTAGCCGAACGTAGGAAAGACGGAGCATCCTTTGCAAGATAAATCCCTTTCTCGACGACTTCACGCCATTGCTGGGAACCAGTTATATCATACGTCTTGGAGAGAACTTTCTCGATAGCATTATCCCAAGCTGTAGCTTCAGGAGAACGATGCATAGCAAAGGCAGTAATAGCCTGAGCTGTACTCTTGGCAATCGAGACCTGACCATCCTTAGCACCAGCCTTGAAGACAGGATTGAACATATAGTACAAAGGATTTGCAGCAAGCTTCTTAGAGTCTACATCGAGTAGATTACCAAACTGTTGAGTCCAGTCTGCTGTACTCTTAGTGATATAATCATTCATGACTCGGGTATTCACCATGTCAGACATAGTGTTCCTGAGAGTATCGAATGGATCGAGCAAGCTTTCACCATCAGATCGAGCGATGACATCGTTCTCTGCCTTCAGGACATCGAGTGCGGTCTCACTCTTCTCAGTCAAATATTTACCCTTGATAGAGTTAAATGGATTGTGTTCACCACCAAGACTATCAGAGAAGTTATCTTCACCGAACAATCGCTTATAGTCGATTACATCTGACGTCCTCTGTCCAGTCCTTGTAAAGACAAATGGATGATTGACATCGATATCTCCCTTGGCTACACGAGACATGAACTCTTGATAAGTAAATGGAGTCTTAGTCTCGATGAAGTTCTTTGCATTAGGAGACTGTTCACGGACGAGGTTTCTAGCCTCATTCATGATGTCGACCATTTTCTTAGCCTGACTCTCGGACAAAGCCATACCGAATGCACGATCACCTTGTAGACGAGTAACACCATCACGTCCCTTAGACAGGATACCCTGTTTCAGGAAGAATCCCTTACGATAGTCGTAATGACCACCAGCCTTGTATGGCAGAGGATCAGGACGGACGTTATCACGCTTAAAGTTCTTAAGTACGTAGTAGTTACCATCTTCACCAAGAATGACTTTGTAACCCTTCTTAGCGACGAGGTTGGCATTGATCTCAGAACGAGCTTTACCAAACTGTTCAGTCAGGACACCATCAGCGTCCTGAACGATTACACGAGTCCGACGATCCAATCCCGGTGGAATTTCATCCTTGACAATACCATTCATATCACGAGGAATAGAAGTCTCATCAGCTTTGAATTCACGGAAGCGAATACGTTCAGCACCCAGATCAGTCAACTGCTTTCTGACATCAAGATTTCTAGTCACATAATCAAGATCGTTCAGAGTTCTATACGTATAGTAACCAGCATAGTGATCGTCAGCAGGAGCATGACCGTTTAGATTACGGAATTCAGTCTCAAAGTCATCGACGTTATCAAACCATTTCTGGTTAGTACGATTTGACTTTAGGACTTTACCAAGCTCATCATACCACTCTTTGGACTTACCGGTAAACGGTTGAGCCATTGCTTGAACGACAGGATGGAGACCTTCACGACTATGGACTACACGCCCACGAGCTTCAACATTCTCTTGAGAAAGCCTGTAATCAGCAGAGCGAACAGAGCGAAGGAAACGATTAGATACCGAATCGGGGTCAGCAACGTCTGTTGCTATGGAGACATTACGAAACTGTCCGACATTTGCGACCGGACGACTAACCTCGATATAGTACCCACCCATACCCTTTTGCTTAATGATGTAGTCATCGGACTTGAGTTGGATGTTTTCACGAGCGAAGTTTTCTGCACGTTCTGGACTAGCGAACAGGGACCCATCCTTTTCGCCAAAACGGACTTGGACAGTAGCACGATTAAGGAGTGGATCGGCCTCAGCAGGAGTCGATGCCATATCTATGATGTTGTGCTGTATGTTCGAAAAGGTGTCCTTGATGCGACTCTGAGCTTCTACTACTGACTGAGCTAGTTGCTCCTGAGACTGGACATCTACGGGAGAAGACAGATCAAGGAATTTCTTCGCAAGATCAGAGTTCTTTTCGATAGTCAGACGTAGACGGCTATTTGCTGCCGCATCTAGGGTCGTAGACTCGGTAAATGCCTTCTGGGGTGCATAGATACTAGGGACAAGACTTTCGATCTTGTCGGGCGTCTTAGCTACCGTAGAAGTCAATCCAGTGATATCACCAGCAGCCGCATCATCCATCGTACGACGAATTGCAGATAGTGAGTTACCACCAGCTTCAGCAGCTACCTGAGCTACATTTCTGGGGTTGACCAAAGCACCCTTAGCGGAACTAAGAAGTCCTTTACCGAGTGAGAAGACACCCCTAGCTATATCAGCATTTAGAGCATTACTACCGATTTCAAGAGCGTTGTTTATATTCTGTCCTGACTGAGATACACCACCAGAGATAAACGCCTGAAGGAGACGTTCAGCCTGATCATATGTACCGAGAGGTCCACCCTTGAGATCAGAGACAGCTTTATTCAGAGAGACTTGGAAGTCTGGAACAGATAGACTATTAAGATGACCAACCTGAGCATCTAGGTTCTCACCCGGAAGGACAGGACCATTTGTACCTTCGACAGCATTATTTCCACGATACCAAGTAGCGCCGGGAATAGCTTCTTTAAGAAATCCTGCACCCCAACCAAGCCAACCCTGTTGAGAGGCTTCAGTCTGGATTTGATCCAAGAGTCCCTGAGCGATCTGCTTCTGAGCAATCATCTTAGAGAAACCGTCCATTGTCTCTAGAGCCTGATCAGGATTTTCCTTCATGGCATTCTGGACAATGGGCAGGTCCGGGTTGGCTATCGTATTTGTATAAAGATCAGCGTACTTCCGTTCAAGGATTGAACCGATATTCTCAGAGTGCAACTCATCGTTAGTTAGACCATTGACAAGGTTAGATGCAGTAGGAAAATCAATCTTACCAGAAGCTGCACCATTAGCAACTTCATTGATAAGACTCGTCCTCATAGCATAATTCTGAGCATCAGATTGGTTCTTAAGCATATGGTCCCAGCCAGACTGTTCACCACGAGCTAGATCATTCTGAATGCTATCAGGAGATACATCAGGCTGATTGAGAACCTTAGCATACTTGACTGCCTTAGATGCAAGATAATCATCAGTATGAGACTCGACAGGAGCCGAAGGAAACATATCGACTGTCTGCTTCGGTTGAACATCCTGAGGATCAATTAACTGGAACCCTTGGTCAGGAGTCCCCGACGGAGACGCAGCAGGAAGTGCTGGACCTTGTACGACAGGAGAGACAGTTGCGGGAGTCCAATCAGCCATGAAATATTTCCTTAATTAGATTAAGCGAAGAGATACGTACCAAGCTTACCAATCTGATCTTGGTTTTTGACGAGTGCGCCACCAAACGATGACAGACCAGCACCAGTCGATGCAGTAGTACGACCAGCAGCTTCCTGAGCGTTAGCATCAAACATTTGTGCTCCAATCCTTTGACCAGCAAACGAACCCTGAAGGTTCTGACCAGTCTGACCAGAAATCTGAGCCTGACCACCAGCTAGACCAGAAGAGTCAAGAACTCCCTGAGAACCAGCATTCGATACAGCAGTAGCACGAGCAACCTGAGACTGACGTATGATACTACGACGCTGACGCATCGAGTCCATATTCATCTGAGCTTCTCTGAGTTGTTCTTGTTTCTTCTGAGCATCAGCAGCAGCTCGGGCACCTGAAGCTTGTAGAATAGTACCACCGATTGTGGCAGCAGTACCAATAGCACCAGCTACAGCTCCGAGGCCACTAGCAGCACCTCCAGCCGCACCTGTACCAGCAGCCGTAGCTCCCAGTGCTGTCAATAGTGAAGTAAATAGAGCCATCAAGAAAATTCCTTTACGTATGATTGCTCAAGCAATTTATAACCACGTTTTTCATAAAATTTAGAAAGGTCAGTCACCGATGGAAGCATTGCGACTTGGCAAAGGCTACATCCTACTTTTCTCGACCATATTTCATATGCATCCAGAAGAAGTAGTGAGTCTCGTTTGCCACGACATTCTGGGTTTACCCACCAAGCTACCTCTGTGGAAACTTTGTGGTTTGAGAACGGTGCTTGAGACGCAAATGCGATTAGCATACCGTGATCTGACAGGAGAATCATTACAGACGTTTTATCTTGCAGATAGGCCTGAAACAATTGCATACATCGCAACTCAGAAAACTCAAGTACTTGATATGGAGACGCTTCATGAAACTTTCTCGCCATTTGTATAATGAGTGGAAAGTCGTCTTCAGTAGCTAATCTTATTGTCATAGACACTCCGTGTCATCAAGGTACTTGACTCGCTGTCTCGAAGCCTGCCCAAGCCACAATAGTAAAGGGCTTACCAGCTTCATTAAAGAATTTGAACTGCAATGCTCTACCGTTACCACGCATCTTTAGTTTAGATCGTTGGTAATTTCTGTAACCTAGATAACGATAAATCTGCTGAGGATTTGTAAATCGTCCAGTCAACTCGTCGTTAGCATAATCCCAGATACCTTGGACAAAACAAGAAGCCTGAGCTACGTATGGTTCTGTCAAGACAGTAAGATAATTAGTTTCGAATTTATTCAGAAGATTACCACGAATTCTATATCCAGTTATAAATGAACAAGAGACTGGAGTATTATCTGACGTTATAAAATCTACAGGTGACTCATTAATATACTCACCGAACGTCATGTTGCTACCACTCAAGACAGCGAATTTGAACGTACGAGATTTTTCTACAATTAATGATACGACACCAACTATCTTATTACTACCAGTCGGTAAAGATAATGGATAGAATGCATTAGTCAATGTATCAAAGACTAGGACTCTATCGAAGTATGTCGTATTTCCAGTCGTACTGTAGAGCCAATAGATAATATTCTGTTGTTCGTTGTACTGACCCTTGGCTGTCATCTTTGAGACTGATGGTATAGCATCATAGAATCGTTGGATGGTCGTGGTAGTCAAATTATTGACTGAAGACGAAACACCACTCTGATCCTTTTGGAGTGCATAAATACCTTCGTAGTTCCACCAGATAGGCATACCACCGATATCGACGATAGTCGTGCGACTCAGTGCAGGGAAAGATGAGACTTTAGTTACCGTATAGTCAGTAGCCTTAAATGGAGCATCGATAGTTCCAGAGATAGTCCAGACACCATTGCTAGCAAAGATATATAGACTCTGACCAATGACCTTCATATCAATGATATTGTTGATATCCTGAATCTTTACTGTACCGCCATCGGTAGCCAATAGATCGAAGTAGTCCTTTGAGGTCGGATCGTTTGCCTGATAGCATTTACCGAAGTCAGGGTCTTTCTGAATAGTCTGGGAGAAATAGACAGTACTAGAATAACCAGATGCTCCAATACCGGCATAGAATGTACGACCAGCATAAAAAGCAATGACTGATGGACCGTATCCGTTCGAACTCGTCTCAGTCACACCAGAGATGCCAGAAAGAGATGATCTATTCGTGCTTAGCGCATTAAGGATATAATGTCCTTTAGGAGCTGGTGTGTTACCAAGCAATGCCGTATTAGCTATAGCAGTAGCTGGAGGATTGAACTGATCCGTACCAGTCGATGCACCAGAAGTATCTGGGGTCGTGTAGTACCACCAGAAGTCAGCGTTAGATGGGTAATTACCTTCGTCGCTATGCCATGAGTCATAGACTTGAACTGTGCCGCCACCAGCATGCTGTGTAGTAGCATACCAACCTTGGTTAAAGGTATTGTACTTATGGGCAGCAGTCTCTACTGTAGGACGATCTGAGGTCTGTAAACCATCATCGACTCCTTCGAAATCTCTAATCAATAATTGAATACCGACAGCAGTAATACTATCTGTCGAACTATTATAAGAGATATAAAATGGAGTGCAGTTAGGGTGGGCTACGAATAGATAGCCACGACCAGAAGAAAAGGAACAGGAATTAGCAGCTACTACACCAATCGTAAAAGCAGGGTTTCTAGCACTGTTCAAATCATAAGTAAAACTCTTATGACCTGTCGAGAGTGGTTGATCGAAGGAAGACTGATAGAAATTCAGATACCGACCAGTCTGAGTGACAACAAATGTCAGCGGACTATTTTCAGTCACTGTCTCCCAAAGGTATTCTCTATAAACACCTGATGTATCTAAGACCGTATTCCAAGAGTAACTAGCCTCATAATCAAGACCGGGACGAGTCTTTGCTCTACCAGTTCTATCATAGATGACATCAATAGTTTGAGTGACCGAATTTTCAGGGGAATTAGCACCAGTTACTTCAGTCAGAAGACCTTTGGTAAAATTATTCTCAATAGATACACCAACTGAACGGGGCATAGAAATTCCTTAGCTTGATGCAGAGGCTTCACGAGCCTTCTTGTATTCGATCTTACGTTGACCATGACCATCTACATAATTTTTGATATCGGTCAATGCAAAAAGATGATAGGTATATCGTCCTCGTAGTGCAGATGGAACTGAACCAGAGTCGACTTCGATAGTCCACATTCCTGTGTCAGCATCTTTAACGATCTTGAATTTAGAACCCATGTTAGTTCTTACGACTTTTAATCGTTCAGTCTCTTCCGAGTATGCGGCGTTGAGGTCTTGCCCTGCCATATCCACCGTGTTTCCTTATAGCTGATCTAGGGTCAGTACTGTCTTTAGTCTTGTAAGCCAAGAGCTGATTGCGACGAGCCTTTGCCTTAGCATCTGTGTTTTCTACTTGCTTGAGTTCTATTGAGGCTTGAGCCTTAGACTTCTGCAAGAGTAGTTGAAAAGAACGAGCATCTAGTTCAGGAGTATATGTATCAACCATCTGGAATGACGGGATACGAAATCCTTCACCATATGTCCTGATTGAAGTCAGTGTATCTTCTTCAGTAGACTTATAAGCATCGAATAGAATGGTTTTATCATCAGGTGATGTCCACCATGTAGGCCAAATGTCATTACGGAGTTTAAAGGTAAAGTCACCCTCACCCCAATTAATCGTCTGATGAGCTACCCAATCAGCTTCAGAATCGAGTCCACCAACCATACGCATAAACTCAGGTAGTGGCATATACTCAAGAGTTCTGAGTTGTACGTCATCCGTTATCGTACCGACGTTGTACTGAAGAAGTTCAATACGAGAAATATTCTCGGGAAGATACATCAGACAAGGTTTGGTATCATCAGTACTAGCATCTAGGTGAAAGAGAGTATGGACTTCGTGAGGTTCAATCTCTCCGATAATATCGTTGTAATTCTCTTTGATGATGTTCGCTACAGACAGTGATTCAGGAGTCTCACCAATCGTGTTGACTTCATCTGAGTCGATGCTTTCTAGGACTCGCTGGACTAACTGAATCAGTGTATAACGCATTAGAAAAGTTCCTTTTCGTCATTGATGTGAAACATCTCAACCAAACCTCCGCAGGATTTCGATAAGTCCTAGGACTGACAGGACGCCACCGGCGATCCAGAAAAATCGTTCAATAATCTTTTTCAAACCACTCATAGCCTGACGCTCAGCGATAATTTCTCTCATCACTTTATAGTCTTTAAAGGGTAGTTGAACAGTGACAAGTCTATCTTCTTCGGTCAGGTCATCACTCATTTGCAGAACTTCTCGTATTTTTGGTTATTAGCTAGAATTTCTCTCTTCGTCTGGAGAGTATCATCTTTAGAGACAGAGATTGTCTTAGCGAGATTACAGTAATCACTTTTGGTCGTTACGCATCCACTTAGAAAGCTTAGCGTCGACATCAGACTCAGACAGAGTACGAACACTTTCATCGATTTTATTTGCTCCCTGTAGATCGTTCAGGTCTTTCTTGACCTGTTTAATTTGTATAGAACTCTTGGCATCTTGACGTCCTTTGATGTAGATGCCTGCAAGGAGTGCCACGACAGCACCCCCAGCAACGACATATCCCCACACCTTAGACCATAGGCCAGATAAGGCGGACAGGATGAACGTCATTTCTTTACACGTTCCCAGACAAAGAAGCCAATGGCCACTAGGGCTGCTACGACGGCCACAGACGCGATTGCGTACTGGAATGGACCATCACCAGTCACTAGCTGGGAACCGCCACCAGAGAGGAACGTCGTAGCAATGGCGACATTCTGAGGTGTAAGTATCTTAGGAGTTTCTTTTGTAGCAGGAGTAGATGAAGACGCGACGTAAGACCCCCGGACCCAAAGGCCAGCTTCAGCGGCTCTACGGTTCTTCAGACCACCAGATGTGACCTTCTTACCATTAATCGTAGTTTTATTCCACTTAGCGAGTTCAGAAGGAATTGATTCATAATCGCCAGCATTAAGCTTCTTTAGCAGTGTGGAACTCCTGAGTGCACCAATACCAGCATTAAAGGCAAATGACACGAGGGCCGCAAACTGATTGTCGTTAAGTTCGACTTTAACCAGATTGGAGACTGCCTGCTCAGCAGGTGCAAGGTCTTTATAAAGAAGTTGCTCAGCCTGTTCCTGTGTGATTACCTGACCCGGAAATACATCTGGACCAGTATGGCCATAACCGATAGTAAGAGTACCAGCAATATGCTGACCCTTTTCTACAGGTTTATGAGAACGATCTGCATCATCATATGCATTAGGAATAAATGCTTCCCACTGCTTAATGAGAGCTAGACCATCAGTGTTTATTTGTCTTACCATTAGTCCCTCACTATAGCCATTGTTGGAATAGTCGTATAAGTAATAGTTACACTCTTCCTAGGAGGAAGGGCAAATGAACCTGGCGTCGTATTAATTAGTGCTACACCATCGACAGTACATACGACACCTGAACCACCATATATAGTGACATATTCAGTCGTCAGTCCAGCCGTATAGACATAACCACTAGCTCCGACAGTATTGAGGACAGCTCCACGAGGATTATAGCCGGGGCAATTCTTGACAGAAGAACCTACTGCACTAGTACCATTATCATAAAGGGAACCGACCGCATTACCCTGAATACGAACTCCATTAAGCAGGATAGTACCAGAGAAAGTTCCATCGAGTTCTATACCAAACTTTTGCGGATCAGCATATGGATCAATACCGGGATGCTGTCCCCAAACCCCACCATTACCAGAGAACTTAGAAGCACCCTTGACAGAGATACCAGATTTAGTACCACCAGCTTGTAGTGAGTTATTATAGATCACAGCATTATTGACAGTCACCATAGCAGCGCCATCAACATTAATACCACATAGATAGTTACTATTAATACTGGCAGAATTGATTGTCACTGTACCGACATTAGGTCCAAGATAGACACCATCACCATGCGCTCCAGCAGCAAATAGCCAGCCAAGGTTGACATCAGTAACCCACTCGAAGTCGACACAAGCAATGTACATGGCTTCGATTTCGAGACCTGAACCAACAAGGAACCGAGGAGCCAGAGCCTTGATTAGTCCGGGAGTATTGACTGTGATTATGCCCTTACCAGCAGAAAGAAGTTTTAGACCATCGAACTGAACTGAATGGACTCGACCATCCAGTGCTAGACAAGTCGTACTATTCGCAGGACCACCTGATACATAATTACTCTGGATAATAGTATTATAGAACATGATGACATCGATCTGATCGTTCTCACCATTTCTAGGAGTACTAGTACCATAGGCGTAGACACCAAATGTACCTGTGACGGTATCAACCATTGTATTGACAAAAGCGATATTACCAGACTGTCTGATCGAGATACCGTTAAATGGTGTTACAAGATGGAACTCATTGAAGATCACATTCTGACACCAGTCCAGAGCGACTGCATAAGCACTCGTCATATTTGAACAGATTACAGAAAAACGATTAAAGATCGTCCAACCAGCTCTAGAACCAATACCTTGGACTTTTAGAAGAGTAAAGTTACCATTCAGATAAATCTTAGTCGCTAGAGGATTGGCTCCTTCAATTGTAATACGACCAGTCAGTACAGGAAGTGCAGACGTAATTAGGTACGAACCATTTGGGATATAAATCTTTGCAGGAGATACAGCCGAAATAGATAGAGCTGCGTTCCATGCTGCAGTAAATGCTGCTGTGTCATCAGCTACACCATCACCAATGGCTCCATAGTTCATGACGTTGACTACCTGATCAGTAGGAAGTCTCCAGAACATTGTAGAGCCATCAGTACTAAGATACTTTCCAGCATTACCAGTCAGAGCCGGAATAACGGTCGTAGAATTTACTTTTAGATAGTTAACCAAGTCGATCCAACGAACAGCAGAGTCAGAACCTGCTGGAGCACCTACGTTAATGATCTCATGGGTATTCATATCGATCTGAGCATTCATCTGATTTGGTGTAGAACCATCTCTAGACAAAGTATTCTCTATGGCAGTTTCAATTAATGCATTATTAGCATTAATCGTGTTTGCGGCAGATGTTGGTGATCCCAACAGATTTGATACATCAGTAAGGGCAAGTTTAGCCATTAAGTCAAAGTTCCTATATCGTATGTGCCGCTAAAATTAATCGTAGTCGTATTAGTAAAATTTGCATCAGTAGCTTGAACAGTACCACTACCCGAGTTCGAGAAAATACCGAACGTAGTAGTTGAGCCAAGAACGACACCAAATGGACTTACGAGAGATGTCGTACTCACGACACCACCAAATCCTACGTTTGCCTGACGAGCACCATTAGTAAATGGAAGACCACTAATCAAGACGTTACCGGTAGATGATCCCTTAGATGACAGTGTGATCTGACCACTAAAGAAGATCAATGAACCTATACGAGAATAAGTACCGACCTGAGTCGTATACGTAATACCGACAGAAGCACCACCAAACGATAGTACAGGAGTCCAAGAAGTACCAGTCGAGACTGCCATAGTAGCAGCCGCTGTCAATCCTAGGTTAGTCCTTGCTCCAGCCGCAGTTGTTGAGCCAACGCCACCAGATGTAAGAGCAAGAGGCTGTGACAAAGAGACTGCACCAGTAGATCGAGTGATCGTAACAGGATTATCAATAAATGTACCAGCATCATCAAAACGACTGATATTCAGATCGGAACCTACATTCGAACCTGTCTGAGCTACATTATTAGCCAGAATAGCCCAGCTAGATGCACCAGAGGTAGAGAACCTAAGAGTCCTATTATTACCCGCTGCAAGATCAATAATGATCCCCGGAGCAGCCGTGTAGGTCTGAGTACTTGACCAAGTGTTCGTTGCATTGAGCAGCGGAATAGTAGCACCAGACGTACCAGTATTGACTGTAGCAGAAGTACCGAGACCAAGGTTGGTTCGTGCTGCTGCTGCTGTGATACCACCAGTACCGCCCTGAGTAATTGACAATGCAGTAGTTAATCCAGTCAATGATGTAATATCGGAGTTTGCTCCAGATGCTGCTGCACCAAGACCAGTCCTAGCTGTAGCTGCTGTAGTTCCTCCTGTACCACCATATGCAACACCAAGTGGATTAGTCAGCGTAAGAGTATTTACAGCGTTAGTACCAGAGAATGTCTGGTTAGCAGACCAAGTATTTGCACCATCGAGTTTAGCTACTACAGAACCAGAAGTACCTGTATTCTGTGTCGCTGCTGTACCAAGTCCAAGAGTAGTACGAGAAGTAGCTGCATCAGCATCATCGATAAGCGTACGACCAAAAGCAGAAAGAGTTGTAACAGTCCAAGTATCGGTAGCAGTCGTATAAGCAATCTGATTAGCAGAAGTAACTATAGTTGCTAAAGACTGGAGTGTCGCATCATAAGCTTGGACAGTGACACCAATAGACGAAGGCTGTAGAGCAGTATCAGCCTTAGCACCTTGGATCGTAGTTGCAAACTCACTAGCATTATGAGTTACGATATCACCAAGACCAAGATTGGTTCTAGCTGTTGCAATGTTAGAAAGATCAGATAGATTATTAGCGATTTTTAAAGCGTCTTGACTATAGACATTTCCAGTCACTACTTCTTCCCCATTCAAGAGAAGAACTTGAGTAGAGACCGTTGACGCATTTAATACATCATTACCGTTTATATCAAGATCAGAATTAAGTTGATTGGGAGAAGAGCCGTCCCGAGAAAGTGTATTCTCCAAGGCCGTCTCAATCAATGCATTATTAGCATTAATCGTATTGGCAGCGGTAGTAGGATTACCGTAAAGGTTCGCTACATCTGCAAGAGTTAGCTTTGCCATATTTCCTCGGGACAGTTAGGATTACTTGAGTGCAGTAAGAAGTGCATTCAGCTTGGCAGCTAGAGTTGCAACATCATTCTTAATTGCCGTAATAGCAGCATTTGTAGATGTGAGTGAAGCAGCGGTAGTATCAGTCGTAGCAGCAGTTGCTGCGGGAACTGAAGGAACCGTATTACCACCAGAAGCACCGCCAGACGAGTCTGTAAGGTTCACGATAGCAGCTACATCAGGGTCAATGACAGAACCATTGAACTGGCCTGTAAACCAGTCTGCCTTGATTTCAAGACCTACGTGATCTTCCTGATGACTCTTTTCATATTTATCAGCCATATGTATCTCCAAGAGGAAGGCCCCCTTAGGGGCCAACCCATATTAGAAGCCGTTAGTCGAGTTATACGGATCAGTCGTCGGGACGTACAGCTTGACACGGACACGAAGAAGACCTGCAGAGAACGTACCAGCGACATTGACAGCTACATACTGAGGCTTGACGAGAGTCGTACCAATCAGCGTACCAGCCGATGTAGAACCAACGATAAGGACGTTGCGTTCGCCAAGAGTATCAATCGATGCAATCGGCATGGCAGAGACCAGACCAGCAGCAGCAACCGTAGCACCCGTCAGATCGACAGTACCAATGGTTACCGAAGTACCACCGACAGCGGCGACTTCAGCCGAGACATCGACTTCTTCGATACGAGAGTTACGAGCAAGCGGAGCAAAACCGAAGTTTAGAGCCGTCAAGGTCGAAGTCTGTTTAGTAAGGTCTACAAGGAACTCTTCTACTCGCCATTCACCAGCAGAAGGAGTTTCACCAAACGAGTAGGTGCCCTTTGCCGAACGGTTGTCAGACGGGAAGAAGATGACTAGACCATCTTTATTAATGTAAGACATTTGTTTCTCCTTTACTGCTAGTCAGATTAGCCGACAACAGCAGTGTTAGTCAGGATGGAAACGATAGACTCTTCACGATAGAAGCCGAAGCCCCAACGCGAGGTCGTAACGTATTCATCACGCTGGTAGTCCTTGTTGTAATCCGAATCGACCTTGGGGGCCTGACGCATAGCGCCAACAAACGGATTAGCATCACCAGCCGTCGAGAAGAAGATGTTCTGAACACCAGAAGTCGTAGACTTACCGTTGATCGTCTCATTGACATTCTTCTTGAGGAACTCGGAGATATAGACATCCCAACCGTAGATGTTCATCTTGAAGTTCATGCCCGTCGACATACCATCACGAACGATACCTTCCCACTGAGGGTTATAGGAAACGTTAACGAGGTTAGTAAGAGTCGAGAGCGTCCATTCGACAGACGAGTCAACGATAGCGACGAGGTTAGTCATCGGAACGTTGGCCTTACGAAGGGCATACTTAGCAGTAGCAAAGTCCTGCGGAGCAATGGCACCAGACGGACCAGAACCTACAAAGCGATGGGAACCACCGTTGATGAGGTTGAGGTTATTAGCCGTCTGAGCATTCGTAGAGTCAGAGACGATAGAAAGGATTTCACCTTCCATACGTTCCTGAATTGCACGAGCCTGCTTCGGAACGAAAGCTGCTTCAAGACGAGCCGTATAGAACGAATCCTGCTTCATCTTGTTAGTAATGTAGGTAGCAGATGCTACGTAGTCCGTGATACGGAACTGGAAGTTACCAGTATCAAGAGCCGTATACTTGACAGGCTGACCTTCTTCATAATCGAAGGCGTCCATCTGACCGAGCGACGGGATATTGATGACTTCGCCATCAGGGAAGTCCGTCAGCCAGTCTACGTATTTCATAGCAAAAAGGTCTGCAAGGAAGATTTCCTTCAGACGGGTCGACCAAATCTGAGAACGAATCAGATGGTTGACAGTAGTAGTCATTACACCAGACATGGGTGTACTCTCCTATAATGATTAGTTAGCGTTAGCAAAGCTAACTTAGTTAGCGTAAAATCTCGCTTCACCAAGAGCTGCTAGATCACGAATCATGTCTGAAGTCGTTTCCGGTGCATTGTACTTCTTGGGGTCGGTCTGCTTCATGCGCTCGTAATACTTAGCATCACGGACACTCGTGTTACCCGGCTGAGCAACTGAGTTTACCTGATTACGTGGGATCACAGCACCTTGAAGAGAACGATCACCTTCAGAGACTCCAACGAGTTGGAAGAATGCTGACGGAGAACGGGCAGCCAGAGCAGTCAATTCCTGACCGGTCATACCGAGTTCTTGGGCCTTATGATTAACTACCTTTGCGTAATCAGAACCATGGTTCTCTGTGAGAACACGCTGAACACGCTGAAGGTTGGTTTCTTGTAGTTTCTGAGACTCTCTACGAGAGAGAAGCTCTTCCATCTTAGAAAGCAAGGTAGCCTCATCGAGACCACGCTGGTCATCACCACCCGGTGCGGGAGGAGTCACAGGCGGTTCGCTTCGACCTGTCTTCTGAGCTTCAAGAAATTTCTCAAGGGTCATGCGGGTCGAAAGCTCCTTATTCTGTTCTTCGAGTTGCTCCTTCAGACGAGCAATATATGCGTCTGATTCGGCTTTGCCCTTAGCGAGTGCAGAGATGTCCTTGAACTTCTTGCCTTCACCGACGAGCTGATCTACGTAATCGACATCCGGGATGGTTACTGTCTGGTCGTCTTGTAGGTCGAAAATATTATCCAATGGTTAGGATTCCTTGTAAAGGAAGACGTGATAATCACGACTCCAAAAAATTGAAAAGTTGTTTAACTTTATGACTAAAACGAATAGCACCATTTCTATCAGCTTGTTTATGAGACCATGATGCCGTTTCGTATTGATTGATATCTCGTTCAGATCGAAGCTCTTCTTCTTCCATTTGGTTCAATGCGTTTAGGAATGCTTCGATTAGAATCTTATTGTTCCGAAGGATATACTCGATATCCTCCTTACCTTTATTGTCCTTGCCCTTGACCCAAATTGATGGGATTGGGCGAGCCTGCTGGGGCTGAGGAGCCTGGGGTTTGACTCGGGCCATTAGATGGCTGTCCTCCTATATCGGATGCCTGTAGACCTTGTTCAGAGTAATCATCAGGAGTCAGTCCAGATGGGGTCTGAGCCTGCATCGCTAGGTCTTCTTGAGCGGACTGTTTGAGCTTCTCAGCTTCTGCTTCTTCAGAGATACGAACATACGGGATCATGACATCATAATCACCGAGATTCAAAGCCTCTTCGATAATCTCAGACAACTTGACAGACGAGAAGTGCTGTTTGATTTCAGGGTCTACACCAAGAGGTGACTGAGACCAATTAGTCAAATTCTGAATCATTTCAGCCTGCTCAGCAAAGTGACGAGCCGCAATTGGCTTAAGACGACCATTGGCAGACAAATCCTGTCTAGTGACAGTATCGAAACCTACGACACCATACTGATCGTCAATGACTCGGATAGTAGCAGAGTTCAAATTCTCTTTAGCCAAGACAAGCATAGCATTCAAAAGAGGTTCGATGATCTGCTCTTCGAACTGAGCGATCTTATTCTGGAAGATACGAGATGCAGCATTTTCGAGACGCTGGACTTCGTATGCAGTCTTCTCTCCGGGAGTACGAAAACCCATGGCCTCTTTGGGAGAACCTGCCATCTCTTCCATAATCGACATGATCGATTGAATCTCGATATTAGTCTGAAGAGCATTGACATCAGGAGACTTGATCTGGACGTCACCATCAGAGTCGACGTAAATCTTCTCCATTGGTTCCCAGTTAAAATCAGAGACAGCACCTGAACCACGTACCATAATAGGAGGGAACGTGATCAAGTCCATCAAGTCAGACTTCATATTTTCGATATGATCGAGACGATACTGGAGTCCGACAAGGTTGTCGAGAGGACCCATGGCCCATAGATTATCTTGGCGTGGTCTCCATCCTGAATGGAAGATCGGTACTTCGGCCAGCGGGTAGGGGTAAGGACGTTTGACTGCGACCTTATGACGGTCAAGTACGACGATGAGGTGGTTCTTAAGGAAAACCTTTTCATCTCGGTCGTAGATGTCTCCGCAGAAGGTAAGAAGTTCAACATAGTCACTCCCGAGATAATGCCTAAACGAAGTAAATCCATCAACCATGTATTGATCATTGACCGCAGTGATGTCAGCAGACCCGTAAGCCGCTGCCGTATTACGGACATCCATGCAGTATTGATAGACTGCTTCAGCCTGTTGACGTTCAGCATCGGTGCTCGTCATCCTCATCAAGATGTCCTTGGCTTCACCGATATTCATCAGAGTCCTATAAATCTTGGGAGTACTTGTGAAATCAGGAGCCGTCGGGTTCATGACGAAATCGTGTGGAGAGATACGGACAGGTCTTGGACCTATGAAGCCTAGCGTAAGACCATCAGGAGTAAGTATAGAATTATCGACCCACTCGACAGTGGCGATACAATTACCATAGTCGATATAATCGAGGACTAGCTTCTTGATCTCGGCTTTGAACTGAGGCTGATCGACAGCCCACATCATATAGTCCTTGATCTTACGAGTCTTCATCTTATCTTCGTCATTGCTAGACATACCTTCCCAATTCAACCAACGACGCTTTGGAAACATAGTAGCGACGTAGTTCGAATAAAGGTTATCACGAATCTGAGTCAGCTTTGGAAGAGTAGTAGTGTTCGACCACGGAAGCTTGTTATTCGTCGTATGTGTAGTATCAGTCGCGTACAGATAACGTCTTAGTTCCTGCCATTCAGCGATCTTAAAGGTACGACCCATATTCCAGTTGATCCATTGGACCGCAATGGCTGATCCCAATGTATCTTCTTTGATGAGGTCGTTTAGGACTAGGACTTTACCGACCATTATTTACTTCCGTTTCGATTACTCTTTTGGATAGATTGACTTGCATAGCTAGTAGGTTTTCCAGCCTGAGAGTCAAAATACTGTTGAGCCATCTGGGACATATCATTTCGTATCATACTATTTTCGATATCAGATGAACCGAGACCAGCAGAAGGGTTCGAACGAATCTGTTCTTTCTGATTATTTCCAGACATACGTTGATCAGGGGTCTGTATCTGACCAGTTTTTTGTGCCATTATCCAAGGCCTCCGAATCTATGATTAGTAATCTGTGACCAGTCTCTGACTTTGTTGACCAAGCCGCTATTCGATGGAGCGACACAGATACCAAAACAAGAGGCTAGGCAGTCTTTGATGTCATCATGTGCTGGATTCTGGTGGACTAGTTCTTCTTCAAGAAGCTCACAGTTACCACCTTTGTAATGCCAGACTTGTTTGTTCTCGTATCTAGGATTAAGACTCGCGAAGATTCGCTCGTCTTTTGATCCCATGGTCTTGTTAGGTCTGAACTCATCGACAGACAGAAGAAGACCAAACTGCTTAATATAATTTTCTTTAAGCTCATTTACAATGACAGACTGAGCAGCAGTCACCTCAGCTCTGATCTTTCTGAAGTACCACTTATCGTGGAGAGCCAGGATATGATCATAGTAATCTTTGATCCTACCTTCAGTCTTGAATCGGTCGATATCAAGGATGTAGTAGTTATTAAACGAATCGACACCGACGACACAAATGACAGAAAAGTCAGCTCGTTTAGCCAGAGAGTAAGCAAAGTCTACGCAGGCAAAGACGTTCAATCGTCTACCGTTGTAAGCGATATACCCACCCTGTCGAGAGATCAGTGATCGATTATAATATTGGAATAGGTCTCTGGAGAGAGGGGAAGACTCAGCGTCGTTGGGATCATTATAGTATTGGGCGCGAAACTGAACAATGTTCCCCTGATACTTGGCACGCTTCTGAGCGAGAATGCGTTGATCGAAACCAAACCGCTTGCCGTCTGTTCGGACCTGTAGAGGCCAGAGATACTGACCTGATCCATCTCCGGCATCTTCGACGACTCGTTCGAATACTTCATAGACAGGTTCCTCTGAAAGAATCTCACCATGTTCGTCGTAAATCTCGACCTTCATGGAAAGCATATTGGAGTACAGATCAGCAGGATGATAACGAGTTCCGACAGTCCACTCTCTTGCATCAGTACCTTCAATAGATGCGAGCAGAGAGTATTGCTGAGAGACCTTCTTTCGGCCTTCATCAGTATAAGCATTCTCTTGGACGACGACGTCATCGAGGACAGCGATATCGCAGTGTAGGCCAGTCAGACCAGTCGTAAGACCACCAGTAAAGACAGTCGGATCACGGACAGCTTCAGCCTTACGGAGAGGATGATCGACAGAGAATTCAGATGTCGTCCACTTCTCTCGTTGACCTACAGCCTCGTTGACCATCTCGGGCCAGTATCGACGATAAATCTTGGATGTCAGAATATCCTGAATGAACTTCAATTGCTTCTCAGCAAGATTGGCAGTAGCAGAGATATACAGGATACGGACAGTAGGATTGCGCGTAATCTCCCATGCGACTCGATAAGCAATCATAGCAGACTTACCATGGTCACGGGGCAGAAGAACAAGCTGATCCTTACGAGCACCTTGACGAGTCCACCAACGACACAATTCCTCATGGATAGAACCAAGGACACGCTGGGGATGGACAAGACGAATGAAAGTCACCAAGTCAACCTCAGCAGCTTCTCTGATAGCTTTAATTTTCTCGTCCATGATTTAACCTTTGGTTAGGAGACAGCCCAGTACGAAGCAGTGGCGGTCTGGGATACGACGTTAGATACAGCCAATGGAAGTGTGACCGTACCGACAATAAGAGCGACAGTAACCGTACTAGAATTGGGATCATCGAGCTGAAGGACAGCATTACCAGCGACAGTCGTAGTAATCAAGATACCTTTACCAGCAGCCCGAGGTGTTGCTACGACATATGGAGATGCATATCGGTAGTAGTCAGAGACAGGATTAGGTGCTGTAGACATTAGCCTTTAACCTTCTTCAGATTAGGGTTGGCCTTCTTTGCCTTAGCAGAAGCATTCCTAGAAGATGCAGCCAGAATAGCTCCAGCCTTATCCTTTGAGATACCTTCCTTCTTGGCAATCTTAGATTGGACTGCTTTGAATCCCGGATGTTTATTTGCCACCCTTCTCTCCCTTGACACCACGCTTCTTGTCTAGCGCCTTGTCTTTAGCAGAGCCGAGTTTGATACCAGCCTTCTTATCCATAGCCTGATCTTTCTTAGCAGACATTCCTTTAGACTTAGCCATTACCCATGATCCTTTCATAATCTAGATCAAAATCTGTTTTCTGTTTAAATAACTTCTCAGCTTCCTGAGCTACCTTTTCCTTCGTAGGACGTCCTACAGAGGCTTTCTCATCTGGAAGCTTCCATCCTGCCTGAGCTAGGTACTTCTGCGCCTGAAAGGCTTCCTTGCCCGGAGTAGAGGCTACCTGTCGAATACCGACTAGACCTTTAGCACGGAGACGGACTTCTAGTTCTTCACGCCACTCGATCAGATAATCCTTGAAGAAAGATGCTTGAGTAAGCTTCTTCCAGTGAGTCCATCCATCGAGGTATTGACAGGCGAAATTATATTCAGTCGGGTCTTCACATTCGACATAAAGCTTTCGAAGACTAGGATAGAATTTCCCCTCGAAGTTCCCGTCGTAATCTTTAAGTGAGTAAATAGCGTTAGGTCGTCCAGCTTCATCAAGCTCATAGAAGATGGCTTTCAGAAGGTACAGACCTTGTGTGTTCTTGAATCGGTTTCCTTCGAACATGTAACCTCGTTTGTGACTTGATGGTTCTATATACGAACCCTGTGTTTGTTGGTTCTTAAAGCGAAGTAGGTGTTGAACCTACATGTCGACTAGAATCCAAAAGTAGAAGACATAATGAATTACTTAAGTAAATACCTTAAGTGTATACTTATACATTCATTATTTTTTCAGAAAAGTCAAGAGGTAAAATGAAAATAAATAAACTATTTTATAAACCTTTGTAAAAACAAGATAATTTTTTGTAGAAATTCTTAAGTCGCTATACACTGTGGACACCCATACCCCTGAACCCCCTGCTACCCCGTCTTGAGACATTTGTCGTTCGTGAGATATTCCCTTGATAATAGATCGTGTACGATTTAATCCTGTGAGACACAGTCATGTGTGAACTAATCGTGTGGTACCAGAGTATGTTATGTTATTAAGTAACACCCCGACGCTACGCGATAGGGAATCAGAGACTATGGAAGTTCGGGGTGTATATCCCTATGTAATGATATAACATTTCTCTTCTGTTCTATTAAACTATAGCGTCTGATCGTTAGTACACTAATCAAATCTACGGTATCATAGAGCCTCTAGGATGAGCAGTTCATTTGACCTATACCGCGTATCATTTTATGCCTCTTGCTCGCCCTTGCCCTTCTGTGTGTCAACCAAGGCATATCGATTTATGTTGAACAAAACAATCATGATTATATTATTCTATTTTGTCTCCCATTATCGATGAACAAAAGAATATTATTCTACATTTTCCCCTTTCTTTCTGTCCTCTTATGTGAGACTATCTAATCAGTCGAGGGACACAGACTTTAAAGTGTCAAACACATGGTTCTTTCATGTGGGTTCTTTGAATGGATTGAGTTGGACACTTGTATTACCAAGGCGTGAGTGTGCCCGATGACTGCCAACTGAATAGGGTGTCACCCATGCAAATGACGGCTGCTCCAATCGCAGTGACTTATCGAAAAGATTGGCTTGAAGGATAGCGCCCTGTACTGCAGAGAACGTGTTACTTCAAAGCGGATGATATCATATCCATGTTATCGCAATCAGTTGCGGTATTACATATGTGTCATGAGGGCTATGAACCACAAATCTAAGATTGGGATATGGGAGTGTGTAATTTGTGCGTGTGGCAATACCAAGCTTCGCCCCAATGGCATTGACAATGTAGTTGGTTACACTCCCAAGAGCAGACAAACAGATGATGTAACAGCGTACAAGGCTATGGCATTTATCATCTGGTCAATGTAATATGTGTGTCGTATTGAACATGTATCATGTATCATCGTTGACTATGCTCTAAGAAATCAAAACGAATTCTAGCATCATGTTCCTATCATCAACGCGCGCAAACTATATGCGTTGCAGTTGTTCGGTAGGCTCATGGTGCTATTGGACGTTTTGTCCATGTGTCATCTCTAACAAAGGAGTTTGTGTCATGACCGTAACTGTAACTGAAAAATCTCTGAACGCACGTTCAGCAAGCATTGCAAAGGCTTCAACAAAGATTGCTTCTGCAATTCACTCGCATGCATGTGATATCGCTGCATTCATCAAGTCGACTGGCAACGTCACGCCTGCTACGACATTCGTCAATCTGTTGTCGACAAGCGTTCGCAAGAATGCACTCCGTCAATGGTTTATCAGCTATGGCGGTTGCTCGTGGAATGCTGAAAAGAAAGCATTCGGCAAGAAGAAAGATTTCATCTGGGATTTGGTTGCAGCACATGCCAATCCGTTCTATGATCTTATCCCTGAACCGGACTTCAAGCCGGTAAACGGTTATAACCTCATCAAGGCAGCAATTGCCCAGATGGAAAAGGCTCTGGCTGATACCGCACATGCTGACAAGCACAAGGTTGACGTCGATATGTTGGCTGAACTGAAGGAAATCGTCAAGAAGACGAAAGAACCTGTTCAACAGACGAACAAGATTGACGTGAAGTCTCCCGAGATTGTCAACGCATGATCGGCGCATTCATTGGTGGCATGGCGACAGGTGTGTTTATTGTGCTTGTCGTCTTGTCAATCCTTTCATTCGCTCTCGAACACAGGGATTGATTATGATAATCATTCAGGTTCTTGAAACAACATGGCAAAGCTTGTTGACTGTAGCAGCCGTATTGTTTGTGTTCGATATGTTTCGTCCTGTTACAAGGAGAGAACGCAATGACAGCATTCATAGCCTCAAAGAGGCACAACGAAACTGCGTTTCTTATGGGAAAGATTGCATACGGTAAGTATACAGTCAATCCATTCGCGCTTGGAACAATCGAGTCCCAGCAATGGGAACGTGGTTATCTTCAAGCAATCGATGACGACATCGAAAGAGAAATCGAAACAGGTCAGTCGGTATTCGTGCCGCATGATCAGTTCTTCAACCCAATGACGATACACTAAAGATCGGAGAATGAATGTCTCATCATCAGGATACTGATAACCTTCGTTTCTGGCTATTCTTGATAGCCGGGTTCTTTGTCGTCTGTCTGCTCATCACATGAGGATATCGCCATGCACTTTTATCTTGAAGGTTATGACGCTGGCGACACAACGCTATCGCCGTGTGGCATACGCAAATGTTACTACAAGATCGGTACGTTTGCGTATTCAGAATGGTGGCGGGGTTTCTGCGATTCGACTGAAGTATGGGCACAAGGAGTAGTGAGCAATGTATAGTTTCTATCTCGAAGGGTATGAGGCGAAGATTTGGTCATGTCCATACGCATATGATTCATTCGAGTGTGATGAATGGAATCGTGGATTCCGTGACAAGCTCGATGATGTACTCCGATAAGCAATTCAAAGCGCACGACCTATCATCATTTTTGTGCGCTTTTTGGTGTTTATCTGTGTGTCAAACGACACCGCACCATTGGAGTATCTAATATGTCCAAGACCATTGAAATGAAGCGCTTCGATCTTTCTGTCATCCGTCCGATCAAGAACAAGCCGGGCGAATTGGTATTCGAAATGTCGGTGACCGATGAATCTGTCTCGAAGGCAGTCGCTTACGTCCAGAACCTCGTCGGCAAGGACAGTGGTCTCATCGTCCTTCAGACTGCAAGCGTCATTCGCAATCATGTTGTCGACCCTGAACAGCGTGCCGCTATCCTCAAGAAGCTTGGTATCTATGTTCCAGAAGGTTACGATCTTCCGAAGGCCAAACTCGACCATATCGAGGAAGTCAAGGCCGTCGATGCATCTGCAAATCCCATCGGCTGGACAATGGTGGAGACGAGTGTCGAATGAATCATATTGCCGTCAACTACGGACATTTCAGACTGACTGACTCAGGATTGAATAACGACAAGAATCGTTTCCTCCTGTACAATCGTCGGTCTGGTGATGTCCTGAAATTAAACAAACAGGAGTACGATTACATTCGTGCTTCTAAGTCGGCAGCTATGGCTTGTATTGAAATCGAGCACTGGCATGATGGAAAGAAAGGAAAGAACTTCGATGTCGTGTAACAACGTTGAGGTAGGAAAGAAGTATCGTAGGTGTGATTTACCAAATTCTAGTCCCGCCACTGTACTCTTTGTCGATGACAAGGGTGTCTTAGTTGAGAAACCAACAGGTCGTGTGTACTGGCCGGTAAAAGAATTTAAGGTTTACTTCAAAGAACACGTTGAACCAAAGGTGTACGAGATTGAACGACTAATCGTTCATGACGCAGTTCGCGACAACATTTATACCAGTCTCGTTGAATTGAAACCGTACTATAATAGAGAGAACAAGATGATCGGTACGATTAAGATCAAACTGATCGACGACAAACTATCGGTCGAGGTGCTATGATGTTTGCTAAGTTGGTAATCATCGTGATGGTTGGATGGAATGCGACAACCAATACGTCGGTGACGTCATTCAAAGTCTATCCCTTGGCTGATCAGAATGCATATGATCATTGTATGGACCTTGCAACACACGCAAAGCAGAACATTTCGAAAGACCTTAATATCAGTCCGTCGTCTGTCTCTGCTACATGCTATGATGTGGGTCAACCCAATGAGTAGTCTCGAAAGGAGTGACATCAAGTTAATGGGTGAAATCGTGGCAATCAGATTTAGTCAGTCGAGCATCAGAACCTATCATCAAAACGGCTTGTCGTCGCGTGATCTGTACCTGATGCAAAAGCAGGCACTACAAGGACGCTTCAAATGATCTTTGTTAGTGTGTCTGACAAACAAAGACGGATTGAAGAGATTGATCGTATCACTATGAACGGTTCGTCTCTTGCAGTCGTCGATCTTGGTAACTTTTCACGTCTTCGTCATGAGCGTGCATGGCTTATCAATTCATTACGAAATCACAAACCGAAAGGAGTTGCTTGATGGGTATGACAAGTTCTCACCAGCATTTGCGGAATGTCATGGACTCTATGGTCCTCGCTGCACAAGGTGTAAACTCGACACTCTTGATGGAACATGATGTCTATAAGGGTCGTCATGGTATTAAAGGACAAGACTGGTCTTCTAATGCCAAGGACTATTCGTTCTGGCCACGATGGAACCAGCCATGTCAAGGTGGTGAGTTGAGGAAGTATGCGTCTGTCCACGGCAAAGAATGCACTCAACCTTTGAGTGGCAAGCCGGGTGATCTTCATCATCCATTTCCTGAAGGCAATCCGGTTGCTGTAGGCGTCAGATTCTACGGTGGTGCTTTCCAAGAGAAGTACGAAGACATTCTTCAGCACCTGTTCTCACAATCCAGCCCTTATCGTCGTGGTGTTGGTCAGGCTCGTCTTGTCAAGGACGGTTCAAATATCGTTGGTGCAGTCATCGAAGATACCAAGAAGGTCGACCCGACTGCGATGGTCAACCTGTTTCAGTTCATCAATTCGTCTTTGGCTGGAGCTGGTATCAGTACTGTCCGTTCTATCATGGATGCAGGAGCGACGATCAACGAAGCTCTTCTGATACTCATGCTTGGCAGTTCAGTTCTCAACGCAATGTACAAGACGTACGAGTATTACTACGCATCCAAGATGTCAGTCCGTCGTTTCCTTGACGGTGATGTGAACGATTTGTCTCATGGCATTTCGTTCTATGATCGTGGAGATTACAATCGTATCGATGTCTCGAAGCTCTTCTGGGAAGATGACACCGAGAAGGCAATGATCTGGACTCGTGACATGGCTGATCAAGTCGAGGTCGTGAATCCTTACGGATCAAAGTGGAAGGGTGATTTCATCAAGGACGTTCTTCCAGTAGCTCTCGAACGTATTCGTGAGAAGTACAAAGAAGAACCGTCGGTCATGAAATCTGAGAAGCCAGTCAAGGGACCGAACGTCCAAGTCTTGAAGGCAGAGAAAGAAAAGTTGAAGGTCAAGAAGGTAGCCTGATATGCAGTTGACGATTGGTACTGACCCGGAAGTCTTCGTCCGGGATTCTGCAGGAAAGTATTTTTCTGGTCATGATCTGATACCGGGGACGAAGGAGAATCCTCATCCGGTCAAGTCGGGTGCGATCCAAGTCGATGGTGTTGCTCTTGAGTTCAATACCTACCCGGCCAAGACCAAGGACGAATTCACCAAGTATATCAATGATGTACTGCATGAACTTGAAGCAGAGTATAAGAAGTTTCGTCCTGATCTGACAATCGCAATGACTCCGACTGCGACGTTCGACAGGGAATACTTCGACGCCCTTCCCGACAAGCCGAAGGAACTTGGCTGTACACCTGATTACAACGCCTATACAGGGGACCAGAATGAACCTCCCAGCACTGACGAACCATTCCGGACAGGTTCAGGTCACATTCATCTGGGATGGACCGAGTGGGAAAACCCGCATGATGATGCTCACTTCAAGAGGTGCTGCGGCCTTGTGCGTCAGCTCGATGCTATCCTGTATCCGGCGTCACTACTCTGGGATAGTGATGACAAGCGTCGTTCCCTGTACGGAAAGATTGGTGCGTTCCGACCGAAGTCGTATGGGGTTGAGTATCGACCTCTGAGCAATGCGTACCTTGCTTCGAAGGAAACTCAGGGACGAGTCTTCGAAATTGCTATGCAGGCTGCTGACGATTTCTTTGGTGGTAGTATCTACGAAGAACGTCAGGAAGTGACTGACTTCATCCATCGTATTCGTTCGGGTGAAAACCTATCATCAAACGACGTTCAAGCATATTTGCTGAAAAACTTTGGAGGATGGCTCTGATGACCAAGAAAATACTAGTCCTAAAGGGCGACTCATACAAGGCCGTAGGAGAGATGTTTGCTCGTCATGGGTATGAGGTACTCTATGGTGTAGAAAACCTCTCACAGGCCGACGTCGTCGTTTTTACGGGTGGTTCTGATGTCTCCCCGTATATTTACGGTGAAGAACCTCATGGTGCTCGTGGTTGTGACCCGATCCGTGATGAATTCGAGAAGGGTATCTTCAATGAATATCCAACATCGAAAGTCAAGATCGGTATCTGCCGTGGTGGACAGCTTCTGAACGTCCTGAATGGTGGGAGGATGTTCCAAGATTTAGGTCTGATCACAGGTATAGTCCCTGTTTTCGACACCGAGAATGGTTACATCGATGTTCTGGTCGATCATCACCAAGGTATGGAATCAAATCCGCCAGAAGCGCTTGGTTGGGGTGCATGTGCTTGGCATGAACTAAGGAGTGATCTTTATTGGCCTGACTATGCAATTTTCTATCCCAAGACGAAGTCGTTCTGCTTCCAGCCCCACCCTGAATGGGGTCACAAAGGGACTGAAGACTATTTCTTTGAACTCCTTGAACGACACGAGGTGTTGAATGATTCTGGAACCTGATAATTCTCAGACGTATTCCGTATGTTCGATTGCTCGTCTATCTGGGTTTGGTGAGACGACTGTCACTTATTCAACAAATCTACCCTCAGTAAACAATCCTCAGGTTCCACTCGATAAGTTCAAAGAGCATATAAGGGATTTGATGAAAAAGTGGGATGCAGACGTAAAAGAAAATCGTTCTGGATATACTTGGTATCAGAGCGAGACGGGATATGTTCCAAAGCTGGCAGCGGTTATCGCATGGACTGCATCAGGTCAACAAGTGACGATGTCTCATTTCCGTTCTCTTGGTTTCAAGGAGATTGGTCCGTTCGAGAAGCTGAAGCATCCTGATAGTACACTGACATTCTGGATCATCCCGGCTGACGATCTGTGCAAGGCTGTCGGCTATATCAGTAAATACGATCCACGAACAGTGGAAGAAAGAGGTTACTAATGTGTGGCTTGGCAGGAGTTGCTGGACGGTCTCTGATCACGTCCGAAATCAAAGCGTTTAAAGACATCTTGTATGTCTCGTCTCTTCGTGGTCCACACTCGACGGGTGTCGCATCGGTAGCTTACGACAAGCTTATCGTACAGAAGATCGTCGATGATGCTCCGTGTTTCCTAGACCACTTCGGTTCGGAGAAAGGATATCTTCATCGATCAGGTCAGAGTCTTCTGATGGGTCATTGCCGTTGGGCTACCGTCGGTAAGGTTACGACAAAGAATGCTCATCCGTTCGATACTGGTCGGTTCATCGGTGCTCATAACGGTACTCTTGCAGACTTCAATTATCGTCCGAAGAAAGACGATACGAGGACTGACAGTGAACTGATGTTCAACGCGATGAATACAAAGGGTATCATTGATACTCTTCAGGGTCTATCGTACTGGTCAGCATATGCAGTCTCGGTCTATGAGAAATCGACGAAGAAGCTTTATCTCGCAAGGAACTCGGAACGTTCTCTGTTCTTTGCTGTCGATAAGAAGGCACCAATCGTCTATTGGGCTTCGGAAATCAGGATGCTGATGTTCGGTCTGATGGGTCATAAGATCGAAGCCGACTATTTCAAATGTGTTGCTGATACGGTATACGAGTTCGATATCCCGACGATGACTCGTGACAACATGTTCAAGGAGACGAAACTTGAGCCAGCTCAACCCCCAAAGAAGTTTGAAAGTCAAGGTTACGTCTGGGATGAATTTGCTGGTGACTTTGTACCTCGGAGTCTCAGTTCTGTTGCGACTTCATCTTCGACATCAGTACAGAGCTATCCGGCGAACGACCAGAACGTATATCCATTCTTGAACAAGGATCGTCCGAAGAGCGCTATTGGTGAAGTGCTGGACGAAGTTATGCAGTCTAAGGGAGACTAGTGATGCAATTGGCATACAAACAATTTATGCCGAATCTTTATACGACGATGAAGGATTTGTCAGATCGTCTAGACAGTTGTCTGGTTCGGTACAAAGGCAAGCCTTATCGCTGCCGTATCAAGACCGAAAGTGACGGTTCACCTGTTTTGTTTCTGTACGAGCTGGTGAATAAGGGTGTAACTCCAAACGTCAGGTGCAAGCCTGATGATCCGTTCTTGGATATCTCTATCTTGGAGTCGATGTATGTCAACTTCAAGTACAGTAGTGATGAGTTCGATACACCACATCGTGCTTGTTGGATTACTAGAGGGACTGGCAAGAGTTATAAGTCGGCTACGTTTTCAGGTGGTAGTGTCGTCAAGACAATCGATGGTCATCAGTCGACTGAGTATAACTGTGACACTATCTTCTGGACTCAGTTTATGGAGGATGCAATCCTCGGTAAATACATGGCGTTGCCAGTAGTCTTGAGTGTCATGTCAAACATGAAGCGTCAGGAGTATGAAGCTGCTGTCAGCCAACGTGTCGCATTAAAGCGTGAGTCAATCGGGTTGATCAAGGTCTATATCGATACTCATATCGTCGGATGGATCGATCCTGATACAGGAAAGACAAAGATTACGAATGACGATCGTCGATGGGCAATCAATCGTATGCTCGCACCACTAGGATTTAAACTATGAAAAATTTGTACGACATCTTTGGACGAGGTAGAAAGCTCAAGAAAGGTCTCGGAGAATTTGGTGTCGAGATTGAGACTGAGACCAAAAGTGCATCTGACTATCCTCGTGATTTCTTTGGTGAAGGACAGCCGAAGGAAACGATACATGGTCTCAAGATGTACTGGCATCCAAGGACTATCCCTGAATGGGTCGTGACTGAAGACGGTTCTCTTCGTGACTTCGGTCGTGAGTTCGTCTTTAAGAATCCCTTGAACTACCCACTCGCTATGGCTGCTCTACAGTCATGGGGTACGGCTGTCTCTGCTGTTAAATTCTCGAAGGATGCACCAGCTACGTCAGTTCATGTCCATATGAATGTCACGGAGTTTACTCCGCTAGAGCTGGCAAACTTGTTGGTTCAATTGTTCTTCTTTGAGAATCTTCTGACCGAATTCTCTGGTACAATTCGTCGTTCCAATACGTTTGCCAAGCCAGCAAGGTGTGCAGATCAATCGCTTGAGAATGTCATCTCACTCTTCGAGTCTATCGACAAGGGCAAGAAGAATGCAATCGTCTTCTCTGAACAGCATGTCAAGTATGGTGTCATCAATCTGGCAACCATTGCTGCGTATGGTTCAATCGAGGTTCGTTCATTCCGTGGGACGACTGACTATGTACAGATTCAGGATTGGTTGACGATTCTTAATCGGATATATAAGTTCTCACGAGTTCCGGGATTGACGCCATTCGAGTTCTATAAGACGTACCAAGACATCGAAGAAGAGATCGTTGATCGTGTCTTTGGTTCTGATGCAGAGAAATTGAAGTGTGCTGACTGGAGAGATTGGCTTCGTCGTAACGAGTTCTATCTTTCGAACCTGTCTACGTATATTCAGGATTGGAGTAAGTTCGGAAGTAAGTATGTAGACGAGCCTACTCCAAAGAAAAATTTGGGGCAGCCTAGCGATTTCTTAAATCAGGTTAGTCCCCTTCCACTTGGAAATCAACTCTATCAACCTTGGGGTGATACAACATCCCCACCTGTTGAACCAGTGACTGACGACGTAGACGAGTTCCCAAACTTTGACGATGATGAGGAAGACTAATGACCTACGGTCTTAACGCAAAGGGCCTTTGCTAATGTGTAATATTATTGTTCTAAAGCCCGGCCAGTTGCCGATCAAATCCGAATTCCAAAACATGTGCTGGAATAATTGGCACTCGTATGGACTTGTGACTAAGATCGACAACAAGCTTGACATCGTCAAGAAGGTTCCTGAGAGTGGTGAAGTCGATGCGGATGAAGTCTACAAACTTCTGGAACGTGATCTGGAATTCGAACGTATCTTGCATGTACGTCACAATACAGCAGGTGCTACCAATCTGGAGAACTGCCATCCGTTCGATGTCTACTATAACCAGAAGCTAGGACGTCAGATCGTATTCATGCATAACGGTACGATGTACGATTACAAGTCGAAGAAGAAAAGTCAGTACTCGACACAGGAAGTCGATGATCCTGATGGTCCTTCTGATACGAAGAACTTCGTAGACCGTATGTTGACTCCACTTCTGACACGACTGAACGGTGATATCGATGATATCTTTGTCCAGAAGATACTCGATAAGTTCTTTCCGATGGGTGGTAATAAAGGCATCTTGATTGGTGCAGGTCAATGCTCTCTGATCTTCGGAGATTGGAAGAAGAAGAAAGACTTGGACGGCAATGAGTTCCTATCATCAAACGACGACTACTTCGATACCCTTAAGCGAGGTCCTGAATATGACCGACGAGAGGCCGCGCGTAAAGCCAAGTTATCGACGGTTAAAACCAAACAGGAGGTCGAGCGCACAGTTGTCCCGCTCGGAGAGTTTCGTCTCGGTCACAAACATGGTTTCTACCAGCTCGAAGGAACGCTCAGAGACATCAACAACGACTGGAACATCTTTGATCGTGACACTGCGGTCGCGCTTGGGTATGCTACTAGGGACGAGCTAGCAGACATATACAAGGCTGGTGAAGAGAAAGTCGTCTATCTGATGGACTGGATGTTCGCTGAGTACGCGACGCTCTATGGTGAGCTTCTGGAGGCTCAGGAAGATAAGAAGAAGGGTGAGCTTGTCATCGCTTCTCTTAAGAAGGAACTCGAAAAGGAGAAGAAGGTTGGCTGACAAGTCATTCTCTATGCCTTCGATTACAGGCGCACCTTGGGATGATGAAGAAGAAACAACTTGGAGTGATTTGATGACAGAAAGTCTATCTCGTGATGACGTCGACAGGGTTCTTGGTCGTCCGAAGACGAAACGTGAAGAAAAGTATCTGGAGAATGATGTCAATCTTCTGGTCCAACTTGATCGAAGGATTACCAAGAAGACTCCTGATTTCCTTCAACTGAAGCTTCAAGATTTTATTCCGGTAATCGTCTATGGTACACTGAAGTACGAAGGTCTGTATCATGATATCTTGAAAGATGCACCTTTCGTAGGTGTCGGTCAGACAGTCGAACCGAAGTTCATCATGATGGAGACCCAGAGTTTTCCTGTAGTCTTTGAGGCTGATATGCACAACAAGGATGAACGGAATAAAAAGGGTAAGATTCGTGGTGAAGTCTACATGGTTGACGCCAAGACGATGCTACGTCTCGATGAACTCGAAGCAAATGGGTCGATGTACTCTCGCAAGAAGACATGGGTCAAGCTTATGGATCAGGGAATGTCTGGTGTTCTTCCGAGTATCGAGGCTTGGATTTATATCGGACATCGTGATTTCTTCAAGGCAAGATACCTGAATAAGGTTAAGGCAACACATAATGGTCAGCATCTCGTCTTCGATTGGGATCAGACACAAACGGTGATGTACGGCTAAGGAGGTCGACATGAAGGGTTACATTCTACGTCGTAAGGGTCTTGGTGCTACAAGTACCCCGATCATTGCAGAGATTCTTGACTTCAAAGTCATCAATACGAATGAAGAGAAAGCCCCGACTGATGCTGATGTAGTCATCCGTTGGGGCACTACGAATGGTTCGTTCGATTGCAAGATTATAAACAAGTCGAAGGCGATTGAAACGTCGTCTGACAAGAAATACTTCCGTGAGTTAATCCAGAAGGAAGGGTTGTGCCCGAGGACTTGGCAGAATATCACCGAATTCTCGACTGATATCTATGGTGATTCATTTACCCCACAGAAGCCCGTACAGAGGGTTTTGATCCGTCCCGCTATCCATGCCCGATCTGAGGACATGTTCTTGTGTACGAGCCTGTATGAGGCAAATAAGGCCATTCAGAAGATCAATGGTCCATACTACATCTCTGAATTCGTTCAGAAGAAGAAAGAGTTCCGAGTAATGGTCGTTTCAGGCAAGGTTGTCTGGGTCATCGAGAAGCATCCTAAGTCCGAAGAGGAAGTCTCTTGGGGTTGTGTCGAAGCAGGGAACTTTGATTATGTCGGTTGGTCCGAATGGCCTATTGAAGTGGTACGAAACGCTACCAGAGCCGTTGAAATCTCAGGTCTTGATTTCGGGGCAGCAGATGTCATTGTTGACCAAGAAGGAAAAGCGTACACTCTTGAAGTCAACACTGCACCTTGGCTGTCTCCATATTACGCTAAGAAAATCGGAAACGCCTTGAAGTGGCTTGTCGATGGAAAAGAAATTGAACAGAAGGAAATTACAGATTGGAAGAGTGCAATTCATCCTTCTTGTTAATTAGAGGTTGACAAACAGAAAAAAAGAATGAATGTAGACCTACAAGGTTTGTCTAAGTCACCTACTTAGGTATTTCATAAGGAGCTTTCCTTATGTAAACTTAAAGAACCTTATTTAGAGAACATACATATGTAATACTCAAGTGGTAACTTAAGTTAACCTATGTAATGTTCTTTAATTAAAGTTCTTTAAGTAATACTTAAGTATATTCTTTAGACTATATATGTACGATTTCTGAAAATTCAAGTACCGAAAGGAAATATTTTTGAGGTGTTATGTTTGTGACGTCTCTGACGTCGGGTTGTCTAATTACAGACCTGATGGGAAGAGCCATTCGAACCATTTCTATCAGACACCTAAGGGCTGTATGTGTGAGGAATGCTACGATGGTGGTGAAGAAGTAACACAGGACTTCTATGAACAGGACCTTGAACAGGAGGAACTAGACGAAGCTTATGAGTACGATGGATAAACTCAATTCTAGTGTGACTGGAACCCTGAAAGATTGGGTCTATGATAAGTTCTGTAATTGTGTCTGGGGATATATCGAAGGAGACGTTCGAGACAGGTTCACTGATGGAACATGGATTCATACATCTGACATTCCATCTACAAGACAGACAAGGAGTTTTACTGCAAAGGAAGGCGACTTGATCTATACACGTAATTCTATCTACCGGCTTGGTAAGCCACGAAAGGAAATCGAAGATGTTTAAGACTCGACTAGGATTTTTTGCTTTTTGCTTTTTTGCAGGATTTGTTTCAAGTCTTGTGGGAGCGTGTGTATCTAAGGCTGATGAACTCGATACGTTCCAGAAGCAGGCTATCAACCCTGTTGTCCAGCTTGAGCGTAACTGCTCAGGTGTCGTAGTCGATATTGGTGACCCAAAGAGTACGTATATCCTGACTGCAAACCACTGCACGACTGATGAAGCAGCACCTGACTCCAAGCGTGGTTATGTCGTCATCGACAACAAGGAACGTGGTAAGTTGATCGATACAAGTCAGCTTGTTGTCGATGACGACATAA